GATTTTTCAATGATTTTAGGAGAGAGAATCTATAAAAATAGGACTCTCTCTTATCGTTTTGAAGTAGAAGAAAGAAACTATCAGCATCGTAAAGTCGATGAAATAGTATTAAAGAATTGGCTCATGAAAAGGGGATGGGGCAAATTATACGATGATCACGACGATGGGTACTACTATTGGGCGAAATGCACAAGCGTAACAGTTGAGGATGATCATGTTTATGGAAGGTTATTGATATCTATTTCATTTGAAGCTTATCCATTTATGAGGGCCAGACTTGAAGAAGGTCATGATATTTGGGATGAGTTTAATTTCGAGCTAGATTATTCCCAACCTAATGAATTTAGTATTAACGGCAGTTCAACCGTTAATTTGATGAATGTCGGTTCTGCGGGTGTCGTTCCTACTATTAAAGCTTCATCTGAGATGACTATTATAAAGAATGGGGTTACTTATACCGTACCTGCAGGCGAAAGTAAAAGTGAGTCTTTTAGATTGGAAATAGGAGAGAATACAATGACGATTAATGGTACTGGAACAATTAAGTTTATCTTTTATAAGGAGCTACTGTGATGTATGAAGTAACTATATATGATGGTCCTAGGGATAAAGTAGGTATTGTTATCCATTCTCCTTTTCCGAATAAAGTTAAGCTGTCTGCAGGAAGTGTAAAACTTTTGATTAAAAGCATATCCAATGGATCCCTTACCATTAACCTTAGTAATCCTGGATGGGGGAAGATTAAGCCATTAGTTACTTTAATACGTGTGAAAGATATTAACCGAAATAAAACAGTCTTTAAGGGACGTATTTTAAAGCCTACGCACACTATGACTAGTAACGGTATGTTTAGTATTGAATACGCAATAGAGAGCGATATGGCTTATCTGAACGACTCTAATCAACGATTCGGAGAGTATCACAATATTACAGTCAGACAATTTCTCGAAATAATGATCGAGAACCATAACAGGCAAGTAGAGCCTCATAAACGTTTTAAAGTAGGGAACGTGACCGTCACAGACTCAAACGATTCTCTTTACCGATATCTTGGATATGAAAAGACTTTTGCCACAATTAAGGATAAGCTGATTGACCGCCTAGGTGGATGCCTGATTGTCAGAGAAGAGCCGGACGGTAATTACATCGATTATCTAGCAGAAGTAGGAGAAGATTCTTCAACTGAAATCAGACTCCGGAAAAATTTAAAGGACATGAAGCGTGAGATTGATCCACTTGGAATCATTACACGCTTAATTCCGTTGGGAGCGAAAATTGAAAGTGAAGATGAAGAAGCAACGGATGCAAGTCAAGCTAGGATTGATATTAAGGAAGTAAATAACGGGCTAGATTATATAGACGATCCAGATATGATCGATGAGTTTGGAGTGATTACTGGAACGTTAGAGCTAGATGATGTAACAGACAAAAATACTATTAAGTTACGTGGACAACAGTTTTTTGCAAGTCAAAAGGCAGCTAAAGTTACTTATTCGCTCACACCAGTTGATGTTAGTTTGATCGATGAATCATTTGATGAGTTGGAAGTGGGTAATCGACATAGAGTCGTTAATGAAATATTCGGAATCGATGAACAGCTGCAGATAATCGAAAAAGAAATTGATATTCCTAACCCTACCAAAATATCCTTAACAATTGGAGAAAAGTATCAGACTCTTACCCAGTATCAGATTAATATTAGAAAGCAAGTAAGAAGCGTAGAAACACTTGAGAGACAAGTATCTGCCTATTCGAATAAGATTGTAGCAATTTCTACAGAGTTAGCCAGCACGAAACAAACACTTCAGCAAACACAGGAGAGAATAGAGAGTTATGAGAACGTAACAAACAGTGACATTGCGGCTATCAGTGAATCTGTAGAAGGTTTATTAAGTGCGACTGAAAGTATACAGTCTGCAATCGATAATCTAAATCAAGTTGTTACAACTGAAGAAATTAAGCAAATGAAAGATGGCATAACATCGAATGCCGAAAACATTGGTTTAATAAATCAAGAAATTATATCAATTAATCAGAATATAAAAGAATTAATAGATAGAGTGACAGCTTTAGAGCCACCTGTAGAAGGAGGAGAATAATGACTTATAAAGACCCGACCCCTGTATCACCTAGTAAAATTGATTACGATAAAAGCAAAGTAGATCCACGAGTTTCTAATTATACAAAGCAAGTCAGAGAAAAGAAATACGGTGGAGATACAAGAGAAGCTATGGCGAGAGCCGAGGAAATATCAAGTGTAGTATCTACTGAAGCAAAAGAATTAAGTGAGAAAACTAAAGTTAGACAAGATGTGTTAGAAAAGCAATTCGATGAACAGATAGAAAATATGACATTAGAAGATCCATCATCTGCCGAAATAGTTGCTGCACATGTAAATGCTAATACTGGGGAAAGTTGGACGACCGTTGGCAGAAGGTTAGATGATGAAAATAAAAAAGTTAACGAACAGTTGGGAGAGGCTGGAGTTTATCCTAAAGCATTAGGAGCTAAAATAGATGGCTCTACAAATGATACGGGTTATATTAATGAAGCCATAGCGACAGGGAAAAAATTACTTGGTAATGGGAAGGCTGTGGTTACAAGTATAGAAGCCCCAAAAGGCTTTGATTCTTCAAATACTCTAAAAATTATAAGAGAAAGTGATGGATACTTATTTAATTCATATGCTGATAAATACAATAGATTAGTATTTGGACAAGAATATTTATCGTATTTTCATCGTCGTATTGCTGCTGGCAGTAGTGTTTCCATCTGTTTTACAGGTGATTCCACAACAGAAAATCTTGGGTTTATTAACGGCTATAAGATTAACGAACTAATTCAGACATTGGCAACGAATGATGGATTTTATAATGTGATGACTGTCAATCGTGGGCAATCAGGTAAAACTTCATGGAATTGGATTAATGATTATCTTGACGGAGACTTAGCAGTAAATGCAGATATGATGGTCATAAGGTGGGGAATTAATGATCCTGCAAGCGGATCGAATTTGGATGATTTCCTAACCAATATGAGAACAGGGCTTGAAAAAATTCGTCAAACCAAAACTTACGCTCAAATGTCGGTAGTTCTAATGATGCCTAATACAACTAGTGATCATGAACACGGTCGCGGTGAGTTGTGGTATGAAAGCATGGTAAATGGACTAAAACGACTTGCTAGAGAATTCCAGTGCGTATTTATTGATACTTATGCTTATTTACAGTCAAGTCGTAATGCTTATGATTACATGGATAGCGCATATGATGGGGCAAGCTCAATACATCCTAAGGAAATAATGAACCTTTGGATTGCGGATATTATCTATGAAACTATCTTCCCGAGGACTTTGAAACTATTATATGCACAACATGAACCAATATCTCTGGCAGAATCTTTACAAAATGGGTGGTTTGTTCCTAATGGTTTTAGGCCACTTGGCTATTGGTTTGAAAATGGCTCGATTAAGTTAAGAGGGGTTATTTCTGCAGGTACCCTTACTCCAGGAACAACTCTATTTACTTTACCTATATCCTTAGCAACCGCAACTTTTATAGGTGTGGGGACGCGTGGAGGAGGGGGGGCATTAATGGTTGATATTAATGGGAATGTAAAAATTGAAACATTAATCCCTCCCCAAAGCGGAAATCAATGGATTACCTTTGAGGGCGAAGAAGTGAAATTAAACCGTAATATCATAAATTTACCTTAGGAAGGAGTTTTATTGTGGGATTATTAAAAAGAAATGTACGATTAGAAAGTGGTTTAATTGCTCCAACAGTTTATTATAATATTTCCTCTTTTCAAGGAAATAAAGAAAATGTAACTTATCATGTTTATGCATATGCTTCCCGGGAATCTTATTTTACTGGATTTCCTTTGTTGTTCATGCGTTCGTATAATTTTCCTCTTACTTCAAGTGATATAATTGGAAATGGTTATTATCATCTAAAAGAAACAGAAGAATTTAAGGATGCTGAGGACGTAATTGATTAGTTTATTACTAAATAAAATATCCCTATTTTATGATAGAATTAAAGAAAATTAAAAAAAGGGAGAAAAAACAAAGTGTTTGGAAATGTAGACCCTGACAAATATTTATATCATTATACTTCGTATACAACAGCATTAGAGTATATTTTTCCTCAAAGAACGTTAAGAATTAATTCATACACTAATATGAATGATCCAAGAGAGAGTAAAAAATGGAGATTTAATATTTCATTTTCTAAAGAAAAACCAGATTATATAACAGTTAATGAAATTCAAGAAAAATTAAATTCTTACTTAAAAACGAAAACTAAGGTACTATGTTTTGCAAAAGACAATCTAAATTTAAATGAAATAGAGTTCATGACTAGAGGATATTTACACCCTAGAATGTGGGCTCAATATGGTGGTAATCATAAAGGTTTGTGTTTAATGTTTGATAAATCTAAGCTAGCAAAAATTATTGATGATAACCTTTCACAGAAAGGAGATATTTATCAAGACGCAGTTAGATATGGCAAATTTTCAATAAATCCATTTCATGTAGATTATGATGAATTAAAAACATTAGGATATGAAAAATTTATAAAAAAACATATTAAGGAAAATTTTCAAGAACTATATTTTGAAAAAATGTTAGATTGGAAAGATGAATGTGAATATCGATGGGTACTTATTTCCGATGAAAATAGTGATTATGAATATGTTCAATATTTGGACTCTTTAGAAGCAATTATTTTGGGAGTTGATTTCCCACCTGTATACGAAACTATTATTGAAAAATACTCTAAAAAATATAATATTAATGTAGTAAGAATGGATTGGTATAATGGAAAACCGAGTGTGATTCCTGTATATTTGGTTGAAGATGAAGGGCTAACGGATTTCAAAAAAGTATTTTAAGAATTGTGAAGTAAGCACATTAACTGAAAGAAGGAAATAACTCTCTAGTGTCGAATAATGTTGCAAGGGAGTGGTGTTATGAGTGAAGAGTATTTTCATGCATCTAATGAAATTCATAGGCCTGGAACTAAATTAAAACCTAATTATGGAATAACTATTAATAATTCAAGATATTATTCTCATAATAAAGTGAATTATACCCAATATTTGAAAGAACAATTATTTGAAACTGTAAGAAAAACAAAGTATCCCTCATTGCCTTCGAGACTAAATTGTATTTATGTTGTTGATGATGTAAGGTATGCATTACAATATATACAAAAAATGAACAAGAAATATCTATATAGAGTGACAATAAAAAATAAAAAAAAATCTGCGAAAGTAGATATGAATCTGCTTGACTGTAACAATAAGTCATTTAATGAGGTTGTAGTAATTGCAGATAAATACTTTAGTGGGGTTAGTTCGGAGCATCCTTTTTATGAATATCTAATTGAGGGAACTGTTGTAGTAGAAAACAGAATAGATTTTGGATAAAGCACTTTTTTGAGTGCTTTTTTTATTACCTTTAAGGGGGTGAAAACCTATGTATAGAGAGAAAAAGGGGGAATGGGAAAATGCCAGCGCAGGAGGGTTTGACATTGGAAAAGAAAGTTGAAAATCACGAAGAAAGGTTGCAGGAACTTGAAAAGTATAGGATAGAGCAAGAAAAGTTAAATACTGAAATTCGAAATCAATTAACAGTAACGGAAAACACGGTATTAAAAGAATCAGGTAAGCAACAAGAAATGACTCAAAAATTAATTGATCACGTATTGGAAAATGATACTTTTTCTCGCCAATCAGCAAATGATCGTAAAAACTTTACCCAACAGCAAATATGGAAAGTAGCAGGAGTCCTCGCAGGAAGCGGAGGGCTTATTTATTTGCTGATCGAAAAATTATTTACAAAATAAGGAGTGTTAACTATGGAAATCGTATTATTATTTGCAACTATCTTATCACCAATCGTAGCTGCATTAGTGGAGCTTGCTAAACAAACTGTAAATATCAAAAAGAATTACTTACCATTGATTGCTTTAATCATTGGTATTGTCGTTAGTATTGTTGCTGCACCGTTTACTGACTTAGATTTGCCTTTACGTCTATGGAGTGGAGCATTTGCAGGACTTGGAGCAACTGGATTATATGAACTTGTAGCTAAAAGAGATGGAACCACTAAGAATGATGATGATCAAGACATTATGGACGAAAAATATTGATTGGAGGAATGGAAAGTGAAATTATCTAATACTGGCTTATCTTTAATTAAGTCGTTTGAAGGTGTACGGTTAACTGCTTATAAAGCAGTTCCAACGGAAGAACATTGGACAATCGGTTATGGTCACTATGGTCCAGACGTAAAACAAAATATGAGGATTACTCAAGATCAAGCTGATGAATATTTTAGAAAGGATGTTGCCAGGTTTGAAAAAGCTGTGAACGACAATGTGAAAGTACCACTTAATCAAAATCAATTTGATGCACTTGTATCATTTACTTATAATTGTGGTGCTGGTGCGTTGCAACGAAGTACTTTACTTGAATTACTAAATCAAGGAAAATACAAAGAAGCAGCTGATCAATTTGATTTATGGAACAAATCAAGCGGTAAAGTGTTAGCTGGGTTAGTCAAACGTAGAGCGAAAGAAAAAGAGTTATTTTTAAAGGATTTACCAAAAGAAAAAGTAGTGAAGCCAAACGTAGAAAAAGTATCTGCGGAGATTGTTACTAAACCAAATAAGCCTTCCACAACTAAGAAAGTCATCAAGCTAAAAAATATGGTACGACAGTATCAGCAATCAAGAAACTGAATCCTGGCATTAAGAATATTAATTTAATCTATCCAAAACAAAAAATTAGAGTAAAGTGATTATTATAAGCCTTGCTCTTCGGAGTGGGGCATTTTTTTATTTACAAATAAATAGATATAGTGGATTATTAAAACAGGGTGATAAATTATGAGTTTAGTAACTTTTGTTTTGGAAAATTATTTTGGAATATTTATTCTCATGGCATTCTTTTATAGCTTATATTTAATTTACTCTTATAAAGAGCAAAAAAAATATGAAGAACGATTGAGCCAAGCAAATATAAATGAAATAGATTCTATGAGCGGGATAGAATTTGAAGAATATTTAGAAGTTCTTTTTAAAAAACTTGGATATAAAGTAAAAAGAACTAAAGCTTCAAATGATTATGGAGCGGATCTTATTTTAAATGGCGAAAGTAGAATTGCAATTCAAGCTAAAAGATATAATAAGACCGTTGGTGTCAAAGCTATTCAAGAAGTAAACTCAGCAAGACAATATTACAATACAACCTATGCATGGGTGATTACAAATAATTATTTTAGTTCAAATGCTATAAATCTTGCTAATGTAACCAATGTAAAATTAGTGGACAGAGATGAACTGGTAGATCTTATTCTAAGTACCAAAAGGACAACCAGAGCAAATTATTCATAAAGAATATTGTTCTTTTAATTCGAGATCGTTAGATACCTGCTCAATTTGAGTAGGTATTAATTTCGTCTATTATGTGAACAAAAAGGAATTTACTTCCACAATAAAGAAACCTCCTTAGTATGAAAGGAGGGATAAAATGACCGACTATGATTTATTGCTTCAACTGAAAGAACAGTACGAATCCGTGAAAGACTCCACAGAACTTAAACTCCTAATTGAAAAATTCTTAAATAACTTTCCTGCAGATCAATGACGATGTAAAAAATATTGATTAAGTAGCTTTTCCGTGTTATTCCTTAGATTATAGTTGAAATAACGATGTACTTCATGATAGCCATTAAAATAAAAATTATATTCCGTAAAAGCTTCGTCACTTTCACCTT